AACCAACTGGAACTGATACCAGTGTTTATAGAGACTTTGATGCATACATGACCAAGCTTGATCCAGTATCAGGATATCTGACTGGTAAATTTGGTAAGGAGCAGTCTGAAAGTTTAGTAAACGAATTTTTATTTAATTATGGTTAATGCTTGGAGTTTACTGTACGAAGAAATTGAGGGAACTATGGACAAAACTTACCCTATTCATCATACTGATTCTGCAATAGATGAGAATTATGTGGATGGACATGGCGATGTTCATCAGAAGCATGAAGATTATGATGACTTTGAATTACCGCTACCAAAACAAATGGAGAAATCAGAAAAAGAAATGACTGCACATTACTACAAATATCATGAGGAGGCAATACTTAAGGATATCGAATCCTATGTTTCGGGTACTTATAGAGGTCACTATACTGGGACTACTCATGAGTATCGTAATGTACAAACCCTTGATTTAATGGCAGCAAGAGATGTTGCTGCTGGATTTTGTCAAGCAAATATTTTAAAGTATGGGAGTCGTTATGGGAGTAAAGAGGGTAAGAATAAAAAGGACTTGATGAAAGTCATACATTATGCTATGCTACTCTTACATTTTGATGATCATTACGGTAAACCATCAATGACGAGTGGTAATATCGATCACACAATGCCTTAAATTATGAAATTAAGAGACAAAACTATGAAATTAAGTGACAACACTTTGGCTATTTTGAAGAATTTTGCTGGTATTAATAATTCTATTTTAGTCAAAAGAGGGCGTCGTCTTCGTACTATTTCTGTAGCAAAGAATATTCTTGCTGAAGTTGTTCTTGGTGAAGAATTTCCTTCTGATTTTGCGGTTTATGATTTAAATCAGTTCCTTAATGTAAATACTACTCTTTTTAATGCACCTGAGTTAGATTTTGCTAATGATAGTTATGTTGTTATACGTGAAGGTAGATCGAAACAGAGATTTTTCTTTGCAGATCCTAATGTAATTGTTACTCCACCAGATAAAGATATTACTCTTCCTAGTGATGATGTTTCTTTTGAATTGAGTACGGAGCAATTGGATAAGTTGCTTAAGGCAGCAGCAATTAATCAACTTCCTGATTTTTCTGCAGTTGGTAAAGATGGTAAAGTTAAATTAGTTGTACGTGATAAGAAGAATGATACTTCGAATGATTATTCGGTTGTTGTTGGTGAAACAGATTCTGAATTTTCTTTCAATTTCAAAGTAGAGAATATTAAAATTCTTCCTGGTACTTATAATGTCATTTGCTCAAAAGCAAATCTATCAAAATTTACTAGTAAGAATCATGATTTAATTTATTATATTGCATTGGAACCTGATTCTACTTTTGGAACATGAAAATCACTAAACAAATTATAAAGGATCTTGAGAAAGCTCTTGATATGAGAGGAAAGGATGGAAATCCTATTTGGGAAGATGGGGATGAGGTAGAAGTTTGTATTGCTGGGGTTTTTAAAGCAGATAAGTTTATTACTATTTTGAATAGGACAAAGAACCCTTATAAAGGTTCTATTGCCCATAGTAATCTTCCACCCTCTATGGGAATGGTACCACCAAATTAATTATGAGTGATTTTATTTGGGTCGAAAAATATCGCCCCCAAACAATTGAGGAATGTATTCTTCCAGAGAATATAAAGAAAACCTTTAGAGATTTTCTAAATAAAGGTGAAATACCGAATATGTTACTTGCTGGGCCTCCTGGTGTTGGTAAGACTACGGTAGCAAAAGCACTGTGCAACGAACTGGGAGTAGACTTTTATGTCATTAACGGATCGGACGAAGGACGGTTCCTCGATACCGTCCGTAATAATGCTAAAAACTTCGCATCCACGGTATCACTTTCATCGGAAGCGAAACATAAAGTTATTATCATTGATGAGGCGGACAATACTACCTCGGATGTCCAACTTCTCTTACGGGCGTCCATTGAGGAATTCCAAAATAATTGTAGATTTATATTCACCTGCAACTATAAAAATAAAATCATCGAACCGCTTCATTCCAGGTGTGCTGTGGTTGACTTCTCGATTAAAGGGAAGGAAAAACAAGAGGTTGCAGCACAATTCTTCAAAAGAATTAACTTTATCTTGGACGAAGAACGGTGCGAAGCTGATAAGAAAGTTCTTGTCGAATTAATTAATAAGCACTTCCCAGATTGGAGAAGGGTGTTAAATGAGTTGCAAAGGTATAGTGTTAGTGGTAAGATAGATAGTGGTATATTAGCTGCGTTTTCAGACGTTGCCGTCGATGACCTTATTAAGAACCTTAAAGAAAAGAACTTTCCTCAAGTACGTAAGTGGGTCAACAGTAATTTGGACAATGATACTGGGGTACTATTGCGTCGTATCTATGATTCTCTTTATGCATCCTTGGTCCCTACTACTATTCCTGCCGCCGTTCTTATTCTTGCTCGCTATCAGTACCAGATGGCGTTTGTAGCAGATCAAGAGATAAACTTACTTGCATGTTTAACTGAAATTATGGTGGAGTGTGAATTTAAGTGATGGATACTTTACATGAATTATTTCCAATTCCTGTATTAGAAACACATTTACCTGTTTCATTAACTGCATTACAATATTGTAAATCGTTAGAATATACACGTTATGATAATTATAGTGTATCTAATTCTCATAAAGTTTTAGATCATTTTAGTTTGAGTAGAGTAAAGGAATTTATATTAAGAAAATTACAGACTTATTTTTATGATATGTGTGGATTTAGTAGAGATGTAAGTCCAGAAATAGTAACTTCCTGGGTTAATTGGCATACGGAAGGTGATTGGGCACAAGAACATGCTCATTCTAATAGTACACTTACTTTTTGTTGGTATGTTTCGGTTGCTAAAGATTCTGGTAATTTTGTACTAATATCTTCCACTCAAATGTTTGGAAATCAATCGTATAGATATCAAGAGTATAATAATTTTAATTCTCCATCATATGAAGTTTTTCCTAGAGATGGTTCTTTAATTATTTTTCCTTCCACTCTTCGACATAGGGTTCCTCGACATAATGTTGAGGGTTTTGATAGAATATCTTTAGCAGGGAATGTTATGATGAGGGGTATTGTAAATTCAGAATTTGCTGAGGTACATGTATGAAACAAGAATTGATTGAAATTTTAAGAAAGTATGCATATAAGAATGGACACTTTACATTATCATCCGGAAAAGAATCTGAGCATTATGTTAATTGTAAACCTGTAATTCTTACTGGTAGAGGATTAGAGTTAGTATCTAAAATGATGCTAGAGGTAGTAGAGACTCCTTGTGTTGCAGGATTAACTCTTGGTGCTGATCCATTGGTAAGTGGGGTTACTTTAGTAGGGAAAGGTGCTGGTTTAATTATTCGTAAAGAACCTAAAGGACATGGCACTCAGTCTCAGATAGAAGGTCCACTTCCACCTTTGGGAACTACTATAACTGTATTAGAAGATGTAACTACAACAGGTGGTTCTTCTATTAAAGCAGTAGAGGTTCTTCGGGGTGCTGGTTATCATGTGAATCGTGTGGTTACTATTGTGGATAGACAAGAAGGGGCTAAAGATGCTATGATGGAAGCAGGTTTAGAATTTTGTAGTTTGGTTACTTTAGAGGAATTGGTAAATGAAGAAGAAGCAGAGACATCAGGTTAAATCCAGATTTTATTATTTGTTCTGGGGTGCCGCTACATTGTCAGTATTTGCTGGACAGATGTATGTTGGAACTGGGTATCGTAGGATGGCAAACAGTTTCGATAAGATTGTTGGAACCATTACAATAGAAATGGAACATCCAAAACATAAAGAATGGGATAGACATCCAATGATGGTTCCACACTTAGGAGAACCCATGTGGGAGCATGGTATATAAAATTGATGTGGAAAAACTTGTAGAACCACGAGTTAAAACAACCCCTGAGAATGTAAGGGAGGCAACAGAAGGTCTCTTTGCATGTAAAATGACATTACCCGCTGCTGCAAAGCATTGTGGTATGACTCAAAAGGAAATGAAAATGATCTTTTGGGAATATTTGAAATATAATCCTGTTAATTATGAAGATGTCGAACAAGTCACTAAAGACACCCCTTAGATATCCTGGCGGCAAGTCTCGTGCTTGCAAAAAGATGGATCCGTATTTTCCTGATCTTCGTAATTATGTGGAGTTCAGGGAACCTTTTCTTGGTGGAGGAAGTGTAGCACTTCATGTAACAAAAAAATATCCTCATTTAAAAATTACTGTTAATGATTTGTATGAACCATTAATTAATTTTTGGGTACAGTTACAAACCTTTGGAGATGAATTAACAGAAAAGATAAGACATTATAAATCCACACATTCAGATCCAGAATCTGCAAGAGAACTTTTTATTAATTCTAAGGAAGTAATTAATACTAGAAGTATAGATGATATTGAACGTGCTGCAGCATTTTATATTGTCAATAAGTGTTCATTTAGTGGGTTAACAGAAAGTTCATCGTTTTCAAAACAAGCATCTGTTTCTAATTTCTCGATGAGGGGAATAGATAAATTACCTGGATATTCTGCTCTTATATCACATTGGCATATAAATCAATATTCCTATGAACATTTGATGGAGAATGATATTCATGAAAATCTTTTTATATATCTTGACCCTCCTTACGACATTAAAGATAACCTCTATGGACATAAGGGATCCGTTCATAAAGAATTTGATCACGATAGGTTTGCTGCTGACTGCAACAAGCATTCTAATATTGACATGATGGTTAGTTATAATTCAGATCAACTTGTCAAGGATAGATTTAAAGATTGGAAAGTTGCTGAATTTGATTTAACTTATACAATGCGTTCTGTTGGCGAATACATGAGAGATCAGAAAGTTAGAAAGGAGTTACTTTTGATGAATTATGATAAAAATCCAAAAATTCAATTTAGTTTTGCTGGTTGTTATAAGTTTGATAAATTAAAAAAAGAGGGATTGGTTGATGAGTGAATCTATTCGTACAAAATTAAATAATTTACGTTGGAAGGAAAATGATTATGAAAATATTGTTTTCTATTCTTTGAAATTGAGCGAACATGATCATATTAATACGCATGAGATAAAGCGTCTTGAACATAGTATTTCTTCACTAAGGGAGTTTAATAATGAAATATCTGTTTATCTGTTTTGTGACGATCCTTCTTTTATTCCCCCTTATTTTAGTACTCAGTACTCCATAAGGGTTTTGCCTTTTGTTGATGGATTTGACCATAATATGTTAAGTGCTTGGTCAATTCATAGGTGGTATAACCTCAAATATTTTGAGGATGATTTTTATAATATTTTGTATGTTGATGCTGATACTATTTTCTATCAGGATGTTCAGTATCTTTTTGATACTTATTGTCGTCATGATGTATATGGTAGAGAGGAGTTTGGATTTAGGTACGATCCCAATACTGGTGGTGGAGCAGGTATAAGAGAACGACTTGATACCGTTGATGCTTGCATTTATGATTTGGGTGGACAATCTGAAGTGTATAAGTATTGTCTTGGTGTCATTCTAATGAATGATGGCATTCATCAAACGATTATTGATAGATTGGATGAATTGTCAGAGTTGATGGAAGAATTTAAAAAGAGTGAACACTTCATGCCAATTCCAAATCCGAGGATAATTGATGAGTATGGTGTATGGATAATTTTTAGTCGTCTTGGAATAGATGGTGGTTTATTTGCTGTTCAGGATGTTACTCAAGGATGGATAGAACAAAAGCATAAAGAATTTTTTAACCCAATTGTGCTACACTATACTACAAAGGGAGAGCAAGATTTGGCTAAATTTGATGACAGATTTAGTAATTTACTTAGAGATTTTGATGATCTAGGTGAAGAGATTGATCCTTATAGCATTAATAGTATAGTATGACTGAATTGAAAGATTGGTTGAATTCTATCAATCAGAGTAAGAAAAATATGATTGATGATGATCCTTCCTTGGAGAAGGAATATCCTCCATATATTATCAATCGGTGTTTTTCTGGACATCTTGATTCAGTTTTGTTTGCTAATGAGATGAATCAGTATCATTTTCTTGATAAGAAGATGCAATATGATTTTTTTCTAAATACACTCAGAGTTAAGAAGAGATTCTCTCCTTGGCTTCGTAAAGATACAATCAAAGATCTTGACTTGGTAAAACGTTATTATGGTTATAGTAACGAAAAAGCAAAACAAGCTCTGCGAATCCTAACAAAAGAACAACTTAATTTTATAAAATCTAAATTTGAAACTGGAGGAACGAAATGAGCGTGGTTCAAGAGCCTGAAGTCAAGTGGGCACCTGATCAGATGGTGGAAGTGGTTCTTAGTGAACCAGATGACTTTCTAAAAGTTAGAGAAACATTAACAAGAATTGGTGTAGCAAGTAGAAAGGAAAAGAAGATATATCAATCATGTCATATCTTGCATAAGCAAGGGAGATACTATCTTGTGCATTTTAAAGAACTCTTTGCGCTCGACGGTAAACACGCTAATCTTACGGTTAACGATGTTCAGCGTCGTAATCGTATTGCTCAGCTTCTTGCTGATTGGGGATTAATTGGTATTGTGGATAGTACTAGAATTCAAGATATTGCACCTCTTAATCAGATTAAAGTATTAGCATATAGAGACAAAGGTGACTGGATTTTAGAAACGAAGTATAATATAGG